ATCGTTTCAATTGCTTCATTTAGGGTCATGTGTTGTTCGACCAGCCGTACTGGTTGCCCCGTGGATGGATTGTGAAGGTGCATTTAGCTTCAGCGCCGGGTGCGGAATCAATCTGGAATTGCCCCACGCGACCATTGAACGCATACGCTACAGTGTTTGTGCCTTCCACTGCTGCAACCACAAAAGTGCGGTCAACAACACCAGAATAAGCATCAGAACGAATTTGAAGCAACGCTGTGTCAGCAGGGTTCCAAGCAGCCGTAACGGTCATGCTTGTAGGAGCCGCTTGCACAGGAATCTTGTCGCTTTGGCGAGAGCCAGCAACACCGAAACTTGCCACTGCATCGTCTTGACCGAAAGCAGGGATAGCTTCAACAGGTACGGCAACACCAGCAGCGCCAGTGCCGTTTGCCACAGTGCCAACAATAGTGGTGACTTGTGCAGTCCACACAGACAAGTTGGCGGTGGTCAAGGGAGTTGGAGTAGCCGCCGATTGCATCCAAAGCGATGCGCTAAAACCGGGAAGAACTTTTGCGGGGATAGCCATGATGACTCCTTAAGCGTTGTTAGACCAACCGTACTGGTTGCCACGGGGGTGAATAGTAAATGTGCATTTGGCTTCAGCACCGGGAGCAGAGTCCACTTGGAACTGGCCCACGCGACCGTTAAAGGCGTAATACACGATGCCTGTACCATCAGTAGCCGACACCACGAAAGTGCGGTCAATCACGCCAGAATAAGCATCGGCACGCATCAACAGCAATTGGGTATCGGCAGGGTTCCATGCGGCAGTGATGGTCATGCTGGTGGGAGCAGCTTGAACGGGGATTTTGTCAGACTGACGCGATCCAGCAACGCCGAAACTAGCAACAGCATCATCTTGACCAAAGGCGGGGATTGCCTCAACAGGGATGATGTTGCCACTAACAGCAATAGGAGAAACGCTGGCGACCAAAGACAACTGTGCAGTAGTCAAAGGAGTTGGCGTAGAAGTCGGTTGTGCGTAAAGAACTGCACTAAAACCGGGCAAGACTTTGTTTGGTAAGGCCATTTTGGGTATCCTTCAAAAGTTGAACAATTGTCTTATATTAAGCTGGAATGTCAATGGTGCAATCCAAGAAGATTTGCGCCATTTTTTCCTCGTTGTTGTAACTGTTGTACAACCACATGACATCAGCTTTTGAAATCCAAAAGCCTTCTGCTGGACTACCTAAAATCCCGCTGTAACCATGCAGTGACTGAAGAATCTGATTTGAGATTGTAAATCCATCTTCAATCTGTTGAGTGAAAATAGAAATCTGAAATACAGGTCGGTCAATACCTTTGTTGCTTTGCTGTTGGCCCGTATATACAGGTTGATGCACGTTTCTCAGCATCCAAGTAATGAACTTGGGTTGTGTCGCAAAGTTGCGGTTAAACGAGGCATACACAGGCACAGGCGTGACAATGTTAGCCAGTTGGTACTGGATAGCTTTGCCATAAACAACAGGATTGAGTTGAGTTGCCATTACACCGCCGTTACAGGGTCTGAGCGATAGCACATGAACGTAACAGTCATGCGGTCATTGGATTCACGCACGTTGTCAATTCGCCAATCTTGGTTTCGATAAGTGACTGAGTACAAGTGCTGATTATTGACAATTGTTCTCATGTTTGGCGTGTAGTTCAGGGTCATATTTACCATGTCCTGATACAAGCGATACCTATCAGCAATTTTTACGCTGTTTGACACATCAGCAATTCTTGCGCGAGTCTCAAACCACAATGCGACAGTCGTAGATTGCTCACCAAAATCCGACCTACCGAAAGTCAGATTGTTGATTTTGATATTCTCAAAACGAGCAATTGCCATGTCACATCACCAAAGGTTTGTAGCTACGCAAAAGCGTTGTCACGCCAAACGGAATGTCTTTCAGCTTTGTCTCTGTTGCATTGGCACGGTTGTTGTACAGATGCGTGAGCAACAACAAACCAGCTTGCTTGATGACAGGGTACGCCGCCAGTGGGTTTGCCACCGTTGAGTATTCCACGATGATTGGAGCAGTCATCACTGAATTCACATCAGTTGGCAAGTTGTTCACCACTACTTTGTTGCCAGAAGCATCGTAGTAATAGTTGGTGTTTGCCAGTGTTTGGAACACAGGAGGGAAAGCATCATTCCAGTAGCCAACCGAGTTGATGGTCACGCCGGGTTGACTTGGCGTGGTGTTTTGGCTGACTTCGGGCAAATCAAAGCAGATAGGTGACGCAACAAGGCTCTCAGTGCCGTACCAGACGCGATAAGTTACCGGGAGGATAGACATCCCCAAGTAATCCTCAATCGCTTGTCTGGTGGCGACTCCAAGGGATGTAATGTATGTGTCCTGACTTGTATCGTCAAACAAGTTCAGTTGGTTGGTCATTTCATCAAGAGTCAACCACAGCGAGGAACTATCACGGCCAATCTGCTCAACCTTTACATAGTTGAAAGGATTGCGCGTTTGCGCCCCGAAAGGCGCTGCGTATTGATAGTTATCAAAGCTCATTTTTAAGTCTCGATAGAACGAACACCAGCAAAAACGTCACGCACGGTGCTGACCATACGCTTTTCAGCATACAGGTTTACAAAACCGGGAGTGGTTTGTTCCATTGCTTGAACGGTCATTTCTTCCACATCAGCAATGGTCATAAAACGAGGCCAGTTGGCAAGATACATTGACTTGCAACCCACAGTGCCTGTTGCGTCCAAATATGGGTTCGGAATCACGGGGAAACCAAACACATGGAGCAATGCGCCAGCTTCAGCAGAGCCAATGTCTACAAACGAGTAACCACCGCCGCCGTGAGCATAATCACGCAAAGTGCGAATAGCTGTTGGGTGCATCATCCACGCAGTACCGGGCATAGACCAATATTGCGCTGGCAAAGCGTTTGCCATAGCAGACAAAGTTTCAGCTTCAAGTCCACCAGTGTTGTTGTAGCCAACAGTAGCCAAAGTGTGCAAGCCGTTTGTGATAGCTGTGCCACTTGTGCCAAATGCAGCAGTAGCGCCAGCCGCGCCGGGATAGCTATTCAGGCCACGCAAGCCATCAGTGCCACCAGTTGATGTGGTGGTGGAGCCAGCTTGGTCATTGTTGAGGCCACACGATGCGCCTTCCAGTTGTGCGAATTCCATCATCAAGTCTTCAACCAATTCTGATTGCAGACCGTTGACATCAGACAGCACAGCCGAGCGAACGGGCAGTTGTGCGGAAATCACGCGAGTTGGCAGTTGCCAAATGCTTGTGTTGATGTTGGGTGAGCCACTGTTAGCGTTAACGGTGTAGCCCCAAGGATTGGTGCTGTTTGCAGCGTTACCAGTTTTGGCAACAAACTGAACAGAAGAATTACCGGGTACTTTAATGTTCCGTGCGCCTTGGCGAAACGGGTTCGCATATCGCAACGCAGCAAATGCTTCATCAAAGTGAGTACGACCACCAACCCCGTCACCAGAGCCTGTGATAGCAGATGCTTCGCGCAAGTCAATTTTGACTTTATCGCCAGTTTCTAAAGTTTGCTTAATCCCAGACAGGATGCGTTCGGTAATGGTCATAACAATTCCTAAATTATTGGCACAAAAAGGAGGGGGAATTACCCCCCTCCGTTTTATCAGGTAGCTGTACCTGTAGAGCGATAACGCACACCAGCGTTAGGATCACGAACGCTCGTGCAAAGTCTCTTTTCCCCGAAAAAGGTTATGAAACCGGGCAGCGTCTGGTCATAGCGGCGCATGACCATGTTCAGACGATCCACGATTGTGTGGAAACGGCTGAAATCAGCAAAATACATTGGGTACAGGCTGTTAGTGCCAGCAGAGCCAGTTGCAGTTTGCGATGGTGTGTCCAGATACTTGTTCATCACCACATCAAAGCCGAGCATTTGACCGATGATGCCATCAGGGTTCAACGACTCAGTAGAGTTGAAAATTGGACGACCATTGGTGTCTTGCAGACCACGGATAGCTTGAGCCAAGATTGGGCTAACCATAAACTTGGCATTGCTTGTCCAATACTGCTGTGGCAAAGCGTAGATCAAGTTGATAACGTCTTTGTACTGGATGTTATTAGCACCCACAGTGTTGGCGTTGGTGGTGATCTGGTCGTAAGTAGCCAGCGAGTGCAGACCGCTTGTAGAGCCAGTGCCAGAAGTGCCGAAAGCAGCAACAGACGATGTGCCACCAGTGTAGGTAGCGTTAGAACCAGCGTACTGATCCAGACCACGCAAACCGTTAGTGCCACCGTAAGGGTTAGTACCCGACTGAGCAGCTTGGTCGTTGTTTTGAATCATCGACAAGGCTTCGCTCTGAGCGAACGAGGCCAACATATCGTCAACAACAACAGCTTCCAAGCCATCAATATCGTCCAAAGCAGCAGTACGGATTGGGAACTGCACGTTCAAGTCTTGCAGAACCATTTGCCAGATGCTTGTGTCTTCAGTAGTGGCTGCACCGTTGTTCTGGATTGCATAGCCCCATGCTTCACCGGGGTTGCCTACGCGCACACGAAATTGGTACGAGGAACCGTCAGTAGCCACAGTGCGAGAAACACCGCGCATTGGGTTCAGCAAACGCAGAGCCGTGAAAGTAGGATCGTAGCCAGTACGACCACCCTTGCCATCACCGCCAGCGGTCAAAGCAGAGGCTTCTTTCAGGTACGCATCCATTTGGCTTTCGTCTGCAAAGATTTGCAGTTCTTTTTCCAAACGGTTGTTGCCTTTGTAGAAATCGGACAGTTGCTCACGCACCGAACGGTTTACATCTTGGCGAACAGTCTTCGCTGGAGTGCGAATGAACTCAGGCATCTGGATAGAAGCAACTTTGGCTTCCAGAGCAGCAACCTTTTCAGCCATTTCAGCTTTGACAGCTTCAACAGCAGCGGGGATTTTTGCTTCAACAGCGATGATGCTTTCGGCTTGTTTAGCTTCGATAGCATCCAGTTTTTCAAGGATAACTTGGGACATGATTTAACCTTTAAGTCGTTTGTCAAGGAGTTTCAGAAGTTCGCGTTGCTCAAGAGCCGCGAGAATTTCTGCTTCGGTTGCCTCCGCATCAGAATCACTCTGAGTTGGCGCATTTTCAATAGGCTCTTTCACAGCATCACGCTGCTCAATGACCGTTTTGAATACAGATGCGGCGGCAACCGACATCTGCTTGGACAGCCCTGCATCCCGCAGTGCCTCTTCCAATACTTTCAAATCAGCAGAGCCATCAGGTCGGAAATATTCCAACTTCTTGATTTCTGCCTTCATGTTATTTGGGTGCATGACCACGCTGGTTTCACGCAGACCACCTTTGGTGATTTGGAAATAACCATCTTCATACGGGTCATCAGAACCCATAGTCATTGCTTCGCCATCTTCTTTAACCCACTGATATTCTTCAGCATAAGCGCCAACAGAAACGCCGCCAAACATATTGGGGCTTTCTTTCATCACTTGGTAGAGATCGTTGCCAGCAGTGGTGTTGGTGTACAGGCGACCAGAAGCATTCATGCCTTCATCGTCCATCTCAATTGTTGTCCACTCTCCAACAGGAATAGCGTCAGCATTGTGATTGACATACATTGGCAATGGTCGGCCTGAAGAGGCAAACTCTTTGGCCCATTGCATAAAGCCTTCTGGCTTGTAGAAGAATTTGCGACCATCAGCGCCTTCACGAGCGCCCCAAGTCGTAATACGAGCCTCAATCTGACCAGACGATGCGCCGTTGTCGGCTTTTTCGTTCAAGTTTAGCTTGGCTTCGCAGATTAGATTCAATGTCTTCATTGATTGCCCCTAAAGCAATGGATTGGTTATTGTCCTGTATTTTAGGGGGTTGCCCTAAAAGTACAGGCAACTGTTTTGTAGGTCGCTTGACCTGTTTGGCTAATGCTACCAGATATTGTGTATCAGTATACATTTTTAATCAAGTCTTTGAGCCAATGTTCATTTTCTTGGTTTGGTTTCCACCGCCGCCACCAGTATCTTGGGCGCTTGAGCCGGGTACTGGTTCTGCGGGTTTGGCATCTTTTTCCAATTCATCACCACCCTCCTTGGATGGCAGATTCATGTAGTTTCGGGCTTCGTTCGGTGTCATTATTCCACCTTTTACGCCAGCCGTAGCAAAGTTCATTTGATCCAAAGGAGCGCCTTTGAGGAAATCCTTGGTATCAAACTCCACGCACAAAGAAGGATAACCCTCCAGCAAATGCTGCGTCAACTTTTGCTGAATATTGACGATTGTTGGGTAACAGATGTCATTTTGTTCGTTCCTCGCAAGTCAGGCAAGACAACCATTGCGTCTATCATTGCGCTGTATGAGTTGCAGTTTGGTGATGCTGGCGCTGAAGTGTTCACTCTGGCTACTAACCGGGATCAAGCGACTATTTGCTTTGACTCGTCCAAGGCAATCGTAGAAGGCATGAAGCCTGAGTTGGCCTCCAAGTTCATTGCCTATCGCAGCGAACTGAAGAAGGCTGGAGACTCGACCTCTACCTACCGTGCGCTGTCACGGGAAAACCGCAAGACTGGTGACGGCAAGAACCCGTCTTGCGCCATGATTGACGAGGCGGCTCAGATTACTGAGAGGCAGTCCATTGAGGTGTTGCACTCAGGCATGGGCGCTCGTAAGAACCCGTTGCGGATGTATTTGACAACTGCCAGCTTTACCAAAGAAACCAAGTTTTATGAAGACTTGTCTCACTTTCGTAACGTGCTGCGTGGCGCTGCTCCTGACAGCTATCGTTGGTTTGGTTTACTTTATAGCATTGACCCCGGCGACAATTGGGCTGACCCTGCTGTCTGGGGCAAAGCAAATCCGATGCTTGGGGTTTCAGTCACAACACAGCACATCTCGCAAATGGCTGAAGAAGCTGCTGCCAAACCAGCGTCCTTAAACGAGTTCTTGTGCAAGCAGTTAAACATCTATGTGTCGGCAAACTCTGCTTGGGTTGATCGTAGGCATTGGGATGAATCTGTTGGTGAATTGCCAGAAGACAAACCAGAATCCACATTTATTGGTTTTGACTTGGCGCACACGCGAGATTTAAACGCCGTGGTGACTTTGCACCGATATGCTGAAGATGATTTTTATGCTCAGTTCCAATTCTTCTTGCCAGAGGAATCTATTGACTTTGTGCCGAACCATTACAAGTCAATTTACATGGAAGCCCACAGGTCGGGCATCTTGCGACTGACTCCCGGCAACGTGACAGACTTAAACGAGATTGAATCGTTTATCAAGCAACAATGCGAAAAGTTTAATGTTAAGGAAATCGGATACGACCCGTATAACGCCGCCGCATTGGTGGCAAACCTTTATGCGGACGGGTTGCCTGTAAAGAAAGTTGGTCAGGGTATGGCGGTTCTGTCAAACCCGTCCAAAACCACAGAACAGTTAATTCTCAAAAAAGCAATTAAGCACGATGGCAATTCTTTTGTTGGATGGCAGTTAGGAAATTGCTCTGTGTATGTTGATGTCAACGGTAACGTAAAGGTACGCAAGGAAGAAGCAGACCCAAGCGCCAAAGTTGACGGTATCATTGCCATGATTATGGCCCTGCACTGCCATTTGGATAATGTTTTTGTCAGTGATTCATTTGGCTTTAGGTCGCTAGAATGGTAAAGTGTAGGAAATTGAGGGGAAATCATGGCAATTCTTGACATTTTCAAGCGCAAAAACACCCAATCTGAGAGCAATACATTGTTCGGTCAGACAGCTTTGGGCAACAACATTGTCTATCAAGGCAGTGACAAAAAAGCTGGTGTTAACACCCAAATCCTCTATGTAACGACTGCAAGCACCACAACCGCTGGTCGCCCGGTAGATATGTCTGTGC